CGGGGATTATACCACGTCGTCGCACCCCATTGAACGTAACATCCTGTTTGGAAAACAGCAGGAGGTCCCCATGTTTGCCGCGGGTCGTGACAAGGTTGTCATTGTGAACCGCGAGTACCTTGGGGACGTTGTCACGTCTGCCACCGCTGGAGCTTTCTCGAACACCTCCTATTTTGTAAATCCTGGTCTTGCCTCCACTTTTCCGTGGGCTTCTGGTGTGGCGAACTGCTTTGAGGAGTATGAATTCCTCGGCCTCGTCTTTGAGTTCAAGTCGACAAGCGCTGATGCCCTCAATTCCACAAATACCGCACTTGGTACTGTGGTTATGGCAACGACGTACAACGCCTTGGACACGCCCTTCACCACCAAGTTGAACATGGAAAACTACGATGCTGCACAGTCAATCAAGCCCTCGTGCTCGGCCCTTCACGGGGTTGAGTGCAAGCGTCTTGGTAATGTGCTGTCTGATTTGTACATTCGGTCCGGCCCGGTTCCCACCGGGCAGGACCAGAGGTTCTATGACCTTGGAAACTTCCAGTTGGCAACGACAGGCTTCCAGGGCACTTCTGTAACCATTGGCGAGTTGTGGGTCTCTTACGCTATTGCTTTGAGAAAACCAAAACTGAATGTTGGTGCATTGGGTTCCGCCATTCTGTCCGCACATTACTTCACAAGTGGTGCGAGCATGAGTAGCTCCAATGTGTGGACTGCTGGCACTGCCCCTGTGGCTGCGGCTGGCTCCACGCTTGCCCTGACGTTTGGCCCGCTCACTGTGACTTTCCCAGCCACAGTTTCGAGTGGTGTTTTCTTGGTGGCGTTGACCGGCTTCTCGACTAGTTCCTCCTCAAACTTCAATGTGAGGATTGCCTCCGTGACAAACGCGAACTTGCTCAGTGTGTTCAATGCGAGCACGCTGCCAACAGCCTTGGTGGATCAGCCGACTGCTGCCCCAACCACCCAGGCCAATAGTTTGTGTTTTGCTTTGATGCAAGTCACAGGACCGGCACCTGTTGTGACGGTGACTTCGTCGGCTGGGACTTACACGTCTCCTACCGATATGTCTTTCTTCGCCACGCAGTGGAACACCAATGTGATCACAAGGAGTGAGACAAGTGAGCTGAAGGAAAGGCTCTTGGAGATGATTGCAGGAATGCGGACCGCTGACATTCGTCACTTCTTCGGTCGCGAGGACTGCGTTGTCTTGTAAATAGACTTGACGGCCGGAAACGGCGGGCAAAAATAGGTGGCTCTGTGAGCACTGGCAATTGG